ATAAATACTATGTCTCTTTTCCGCTAAGTGTTTACCCAGAGGATGCCCCAAGGCAATATAGGTCAAAAATTTCTAGTGACAACAACTTCTTTTTCTGTTATAATGGGAAAACAGTTAAGGATGGAGAGTATCTTGGGTTCTCTTTTGGACCTCAAGACTTTATTGAGAGTAGGCGCGTGATCAGAAGGGAGGGGACAAAGCAGTGGAAGCACAGCGGGGATGAAATGCCAACCGAAAAGCTGCCCATAGAAAAAAGATGGTCAGCACGATATTTTTCCCTTGACAAAGTATTTAAACCTGTTATAATAATAGAGTCAAACACAAAAGAGTTGGAATGGTTTCACGACCTTTCGACTTGGGAAGGATATGTTAGTTTTTTTGCATCTGAAGAATGCAAAACAATCAAGCGCCCTTACGAGGGGCTATTTAAATACCACGAATGGAGTGGTTTAGGAGTAGAAAATGTCAACAAAGACAACAACGACGACTGATTTGCAAAATCAAATTGATACGCTGACAGAGCAACTTAATACCGAGAGAGCAAAAACCAGTCAATTCGGCAGCGTCTTGGGTCAATTGAGATTTAGAGTTACGGATGTATTGGAGCTTGATGCTTCAACACGCACCACAATTCTAGAAGAAATCGACACAGTTTTCCGACGCGCACTGTGAGAGTTAGAGGAGGGTAAGGATGAGCGACAGAGTAAAGTCTAATATCCCGTTTGTGGGATTACACGCACATAGTGTAGCCGGTTCATTATTTGATGCACTTGGTTATCCCAACGAACATATGGACTTTGCGTATAGCAATGGATGTGATGCATTAGCGTTAACCGACCACGGAAACGCAAATGGACTTTCTCACCAAGTGCTACACGCCAAAAAGATGAAAGAAGAGGGCAGAAATTTTAAGCCCATCTTCGGTACGGAAGCTTATTTTATTCCGTCCATCAGCGAGTGGCGTGCAGAGTATGAGAAAGCCATGGAGGACAAGAAGCGTGCCAAAACTCTTGGATCAACCTTGAGTGGCGCTACTGTTGAGGATGAAGACTCCAGTAAAAAAGTCCAAGATGTATTGCGCCGTCGTCGCCACCTTATCCTCCTCGCACAGAGCCAAGAAGGTCTTCAGAATATATTTAAACTAATTTCTGAGAGTTATAAAAGTGAGAACTTTTATCGCTATCCCCGTATGGACTATGAACTCCTTGCAAAATATAGTGAAGGAGTTATCGCTGCCTCTGCCTGTTTAGGTGGAGTATATGCTGGCAATTATTGGGAAAACAGAGAAAACGGCGAAGACGCCGTTCTTGAAGCAATGCGAGAAACAACCCGAAAGATGATTAGTGTCTTCGGTGATCGCTGGTATGGCGAACTACAGTGGAATAATGTTCCAGAACAACATCAGCTAAATCAATATATTATTAAGATGCATGAAGAGTTTGGCATCGGACTTATTTCAACCGCAGATAGCCATTATCCAAGCCGTGATGCCTGGAAAGACCGTGAACTTTACAAGCGCCTTGGCTGGCTTGGTAAGGCTGCCCCGTCTTACGAGAGCACCGAGCTTCCGATTGATGTCGATGAAATTGGTTATGAGCTGTATCCAAAAAATGGCGATCAAATGTGGGAAAGTTATAAAAAGTATTCCAAACTTGTTGGCGTGGATTACGACGACGACTTGGTGCTGGAATCTATTAAACATACTCACGAAATCGCCCATCAACTAATCGAAGACTTCCTTCCAGATAATACTGTTCGCCTACCTGATTTTGTTGTTCCCGCTGGGTATACCGCCACACAGGCGCTTGTTAATATGTCGCTGGAGGGCTTGAGGGAACATGGGCTTCATAAAAATAAAGAATATACCGAGCGCCTTCGACACGAGCTTACAGTTATTGATGATCGAGGTTTCTCAAAATATTTTCTAACTATGAAAGCAATTGCAGACAGAGCCAACAACTGCATGCTAACGGGTCCAGGTCGTGGATCCGCCGCAGGCTCATTAGCGGCATATGCGCTTGGTATCACCCAAGTTGATCCAATCAAATACGGATTATTGTTTTCCCGATTTTTGCGTTCGGATGCGACCGACTACCCTGATATTGATTATGATGTAGCTGCACCGATGGAGCTAAAAGAGCAATTAATTGATGAGTGGGGGGACACAACCGTTGTTCCGATTTCCAACTGGAATACGCTTCAATTACGATCTCTTATTAAGGACATTTCTAAGTTTTATGGCATCCCGTTCAAGGAGGTCAATGAGGTCACTGGTAAGATGCTTTTGGAGGCTACTCCAGCCGCTAAGAAGGCGCACGGAATTAAAGCAGGTGTTTATGCGCCCACATTTGAGGAGACAAAGCAATACTCCCCTACACTACAGTCATTTTTAAATAAATACCCCAATATCGCTAGCCATATTGACAGACTCTATGGACAGGTGCGTTCTTGCTCTCGTCACGCTGGTGGTGTAGTTGTTGGCGAGAATCTTGATAAATGGATGCCCTTAATCAATTCCAAAGGTATTCGCCAGACACCTTGGGCAGAGGGACAAAACGTCCGCCACCTTGAGCCCATGGGCTTTATTAAATTTGATATCCTTGGGCTTTCCACGCTTGCAATGATTGATGGCGCAATTCGCCACATTTTGAAACGAGAGCACGATATCGAGGAGCCGACATTCAATGATGTAAGGGATTATTATAATAAACACCTGCACCCGGATACTATTAATCTTGAAAATCAAGACGTTTACGAAAACATCTTTCATCAAGGTAAGTGGGCAGGAATATTCCAGTTTACGGAAAAAGGAGCACAAGCATTTTGTCAACGAGCCAAGCCAACCAGCATCGTTGATATTTCCGCCATTACCTCTATTTTCCGCCCAGGACCGCTTTCGGCAAAGGTTGATGATCAGTATGTAGAGGCAAAAGAGCGTCCACAATATATTAAATATGATCACCCATTGATCCAAGAGGTTACAGAGGAGACATACGGCTTCCTTATTTTCCAAGAGCAAATTGCCATCCTTGCACATAAGCTTGGTAAAAATCTATCTCTTGACGAGGGCAATAAGCTTCGCAAGTTGCTCACCAAGAAAGGAACAGGAAAAGGTCACGAAGCCAAAATGAAGATTCACTCCAAATTTGTTACTGGATGTGTGGAGAAGGGCATTCGTCGTGATGTGGCAGAAGGTATCTGGGACAAGTTTGAATATTTCTCAGGATATGGTTTTAACAAATCACACGCTGTGTCATACTCTATGCTTTCTTACCAATGTGCTTGGCTGGCACACCACCACCCTGCTGAGTGGATGGCAGCGTTCTTGGATAAAGAGCCTGAGAGTAGAAAAGAAAAGGCAATCAATATCGCCAAGGGTTTTGGGTTTAATATCCGCAAGTTGGATGTCAACACCTCTGGGCGTGTTTGGGAAATCTCGGAAGATGGCGAAACTCTTATCCAACCACTAACATCTGTTAAGGGACTTGGAGAAGCGGCTATCGAACAGATTGTGAGCAATCGACCATTTGAAAAAGTTGAGGACTTCATCTTTAATGAAAATATGGTTTATTCCAAGCTCAACAAAAAGGCTTTGGATGTCCTCGTTCGTTCAGGTGCAATGAACGGGCTTGTGGATGATCGTTTTAGTGGATTGAAGCATTTTTGGTCTGCCGTTGCGGTTGATCGCCCTCGTAAGTTGAACAAGCTGGACGATAATATTGAGTTATACCGCCCAGAAGGCGATTTTGAGGAAGAGGAGATTATTCAATATACTGTAGAACTTACCGGCGTGTTTCCGATGAGTGAGGTTATGAGCGATGACATCGTGGCAAAGTTGGAACAAAACATGATTCCTCCAATTGGTGAGTTTGACCCCGACCTTAAAGTCACTTGGTTTATTCCGCGCAAGATTGTTCCGAGGAAAACAAAGAATAATAAAGATTATTGGGTTGTTGAAGTCATTGACGACACAGGAACCACGTCAAGTATTAAATGTTGGGGAGTAAACCCAAAACTTGATATCCTTTATCTCAATCGCCCATATATGGCGAAGCTCGACTATCACCCAACGTGGGGTTTTAGCACGAGATCTTTACGACATAATTTTAGATTATTGTCTTGACAATTAAAAATACCTCAGTTATAATGTATAAACATTAAGGAGAAAAAATGGACCTATCAATTGTTAGTAATGATGTAGTTGTGGAAGCACAACTTAACCAAGAAGAAGAAGCAAAGCGTCAAAAGGTGCTTGAATACATTCGCTCGCTCAGGGCTATCGAGGATGCTATCGAGCCATACGCAGAGCAAAAGCGCGAACTCAAGGCAGAGTTCAAAGAGCAGGGCTGGCTTACAGGTGATGAGATCTCTGTGGCAGTCAAGGCTTATCGTATGCTTAAGGCAGACCAAGACATCGACGAGCTTGTTGAGATGTTTAATTTCTTGCGAGGTGATAAATGATTATCGAATATCACAGAACTCACTTTAATTCGCACCCTCCGACACGAGGCAATCCAAGCGATGCAGGGCTGGATGTTTACTTCTCGCCAAAAACACGCGAACCAGTAACAATTGAGCCGGGGGAAAGTGTCATTCTGCCCACTGGGCTTAAATTCGGTGTTCCCCATGGATATATGTTAGAGGTTAAAAACCGCTCCAGTGTCGCATCCAAGCGATCTCTAATTGTTGGCGCTTGCGTCGTCGATTCAGGGTATGATGGAGAGGTTTTTGTAAACCTTCACAACATCGGGACAGAGCCACAGGTTGTTGAGCCACACACCAAGATTGCACAGGTTGTCATGACTCCCGTTGTTTCATTCCGTGCTCTGGAGACAACAAATCCCAATCTTTATGATTGGTATCCTATCACAATTAGCGACAGAGGCGATGGAGCCTTGGGGAGCACGGATGAACCGTAAACAACGAAGAGCGAGAGAGGCACAAATCCGAAAAGACGGAAATGAGGAATTAGCAGCCCAGGTTGCTATGTTCGGCAAACTGCCCGAAGAATGCACTGCTTGTGAAAGCCCCTATGATAAGACAAATAAAGAAATGGCTACAACCTGGAGTGTTGTGGTTAGAAAAGAGAATGAGGAAAACCCCGTTCGGCTTTATTGTCCCACTTGTTGGGATACAGCACAAGAGGTCATAAACAACTTTTTAAAAACTATGGAAGAAAAAGAAAAATGAATTTTGAAACGCACGTCACCTTTGACGACTTGTTGTTGGTGCCACAATATAGTGATATCAAGTCCCGAAGAGAGGTGACGCTATCATCAGAAATGTCCGAGGGTCTTAATCTCCGTGTACCCATCGTGTCCGCCCCGATGGACACCGTTTGCGAAAAGGCAATGGCTTCCAGAATGGCAGAATTCGGCGGACTGGGTATTATTCATCGCTACAACACCATTGAAGAGCAATGTGCATTTGTTAATGCTTCCTCTGATGGTGGGCAAAAGATGGTTGGTGCAGCAATTGGCATCACAGGAGACTATATTGAACGCGCTGGCGCTCTCGTCGAAGCTGGAGTTAGTGTTTTGTGTATGGATGTCGCCCATGGGGACCATGTGCTAATGCACACTGCTGCCCATAATATTGTTGATAAATTTGGTCACAAAGTTCATGTAATGGCGGGAAATATTGCCACATACACTGGAGCCCTCGCATTGGGTCACGTTGGTGTTAATAGTATTCGCGTTGGAATCGGAGGAGGTTCTATTTGTTCTACTCGGATTCAGACAGGTCATGGAATGCCAACGCTGGCGTCTGTTATCGACTGCGCGAGAGCAAAAGAGCAATTTCCAAATCTTAAGATCATTGCTGATGGTGGTATTAAAACATCTGGCGATATGGTTAAGGCATTAGCCGCAGGAGCCGATTTTGTAATGGTCGGATCTTTGTTGGCGGGAACAACAGAAACCCCAGGCGAGCTTATATACAAAGATGGCGAATCATACAAAACTTATCGCGGCATGGCAAGCAAGGATGCACAGATGGACTGGAGAGGCAAAACTTCATCTCTCGAAGGAGTTGCAACAGTTATTCCCTATAAAGGACCAGTATTTCCAGTCCTCGAAAGTCTTGAAAATGGCATTCGTAGCGGCTTATCCTATTCCGGCGCGAGAAACTTACAAGAACTTCGACAAAACGCCCGTTTCATTTGCCAAACTGCTTCAGGACTATCAGAAAGTAATACACATATCATGTGGAGATATTAATGCCTAAAAAGCAGTGGGACGAAAAAGGTGAAAAAATACAAACTTATGTGCCCGAATCACATAAGGTGGAATTAAAAGTCCAACTGCACTATCACGGCTTGACTCAGGCAGGATTTCTTCGTGGTGTCATTAAGGCATTTTTAGAGGAAGACACAACATTTATGGCTTGGTTTGATGAGTGGAAATTAAGAAACAGTCGTGTTAAATCATCAAAAAGGCATGCCAAGTCAGATAAGCTTAATGAACAAGGAAAACAACTTTCATCTATGTTTGGGATTAATGAAGGTGAGATAGAGGATATATTTGATGTTATTGCTAAGGAGCACCCAGACTTATGATTGAATGTGCTAAGAAATGTTCTGAACTAAATGTTTCTTGTCCCGTAAAAGACTGTCGTTTGTGGATAGATTATGAGGAAGATTTAAACTGTGTTAATATCGCAATTGATAAAAATGGAGCCATGAAATTGCGCCAAGTAGCAGAGCGATGTGGCGTTACAACGGCACGAGCACAACAAATAGAGAAGGCTGCACTGCCTAAGTTAAAGAAACTTATGT